CACTGATTTCAGCCGCATGGATGGACGGGTAGGTAATATCGCCCGCTATTTGGAGCGAACGGTTATGCGCAGAGCTTTCTCCCAGGAACATTGGGAGAAGCTGTACGTGCTCATGCAGAAGCAGACTTTTCTGCGAGCGCGTACTGTGTTTGGGATAAAGTACCGGACGGCCCATCAAAGGCTGTCTGGTTCGCCGGAGACAAGTGGGTTCAACACCCTACTCACCGCTTTCATCAACTATATGACCTTCCGTCGCCAGCGTGACCTGTCGACGGGCATGTTCCATCCGCCTAACGTGGCATGGTCCATGCTAGGCATCTATGGTGGTGATGACGGTTTGTCCACCGGTTTAGTACGTGACATAGCAATCCGAACCGCTAAGTCTGTCGGCCAGGTGTTGGATCTTCAAAGAACCCAACGCGGGCAGATGGGAGTTATGTTCTTGGCCAGATGCTACGGGCCCGGCGTTTGGTTTGGAGACACCTCTTCGTGTTGTGATCTCAAAAGGCAGTTGGCAAAGTTTCACGTTACAGTGAACTTGCCTCTGAACATTACACCCACTAGAAAGCTCATAGAGAAAGCTTACGCATTCTCTTTGACTGACAGACACACGCCAATTCTTGGTGAATTCTGCAATAAAGTGCTGCGCTTGTTCCGAGTTTCACAGGACGACTTCACGAATGTCTTGGGAATCTGGGGACTGGAGCACGATCAAGATAGACAGTACCCCAACCGTCCAGGAGACTGGATGGATGAGTACGCTCATCTTGTCCTGTCGGACTTTGATGTTACTCTATTCAGAGAGTGGCTCAGGACCGCAGATTGTGGAACAATTCTCAGTCCCCCGAGATTTGCTACATCGTTACCCCCAGATAGCAAACCTGGTCTCGTCACCGTTGATGGTGACGTTAAAGCTACGAGCCCGCGACCAGATGGCAGCACTGGAGGAACATCACCAAAGGAAAGGCGAACTCCTTCAACGCCTCGTTACCGGCCTCGCAAGCCCGCGACGAAGCTCAAAG